CCATCTCTTCTTAATTTTATAGAGTAATCTGGAGCTGCAACCTCCCCGAAACAATAAGAAGTTTCAAAAATACCATTATCGTTCAATACCCTTGCCTCAAATGAGCTGTAATACTCACTTCTAGGTGCGATTGTTATTGTTTTTTCTCCTGTTGTTGGTTGTAGTATTAACATACTATGATAACTAAAAAAATATATTTTGTTTTAATTAATAAGAAAGCCCCACCAAAAAGGCAGGGCTTAATAAAAGTAAATTAATTAATAATTACACTCCAGCAACAATAGTAAATCCAGCAGCAGTAATGTTTTCAGTAGCAGTATTTCCAGCAGAAGCAACACCAATAAAGTTTGAAGGTGTTTTCTCCATACCTGTAAAGCTTAAAGTATATCCACTCATATCTGACATAGCAGTACCAGTTACAATAGTACCTCCAGATACATCAGCACCGTGAAGTAACCCAGCTATAAAAGCATTTCCGTTATTGTCTTCAATAACTACGTGAGGTCTTCCGAAAGCTAACAACTTAATTGTCTTTTGGTCTTCTTTAGTTATTTTCTTTAGAGATAATTCTAATACTTGTTCAAAAGCAGTAGTACCATTTTCTCTACTTGATTGAATGTTTTCTGTGTACGAAGAGTTTCCTCTAACGTCATATTTGTAAGCGTTTATACCACTACCAACAGAATCAATTACATCAGTGTCAGTAGCATCGTAAACAAGAGTTCCTAAATCACCGTAATTAACGAAATACACTGCGGTTATTCCTCCAACGCTGTCTTTACAAGGTTCTAGTCTACCTAAGTTAATATCACAAGCCATATTTTTTATTTTTATTTATTAGTTAATAAAAAAGGGCAGATAGAAAAACCATCTACCCTTTTTTGTATTTATTTAATTCTTATTATATTCCGTAAGTTACGATATCTTCAACTACTCCGTACTGTACAGCAGCAGTGTATCGCATAATTACACGTACATTTTGTGAACCATCTAAATCGCTCATATCTAATAACTTAACTTCATTTTGGTCAGACATTAATCCTGTAGCAAACCATAAGTTGTCTTTAGTTGTAGATACAGCAACATTGTTTGCTAATCCATTTGCCATAAATATCTTTACACCATCAAAGTATAAAATATTTACGTCTTGATTGTTACCCATTGAACCTACACCAGCAGCACCTAATCCTCCAGCAGCAAATCCACCAAGACTTCTCTTGTATGCTCTAAAGATGTTTTGTGAAACATAGATATGTAAATCTTCTCTTCCGTATAATGCAGAAGGAACTGCATCTACAATCTTTCCTAATTCAGCAACTACGTTAGCAGCATTTACACCACCAGCAATACCAGCGATTGTTTGAGCAGCAACAGCACTTCCATCAGCAGCTAATAAAGCAACAAATCCATCGTACTCACCATCGGTAGCATCAGCACCTTGCCAAATTGTATTCTCATTCTTTTGAGCTACTTTAGCAGCAACATAAGAAATCATATAGTCTTGGAAAGAAGAAGGTAAGCTATCAAAAGCAGAGTAACCCATTTGGATTGCATCCCAATCTGAACGGAAATCTTTCTTACATAGTTCTAAATTAACTTGTAATTCTTTTGGCTGAATAATTCTTTCAGTAAGAGTTAAAGTTGAAGTATCAGCGAAATCACAAGAACCATCTTTTACGATTCCATCTATTTCTAATCTCTTTACAACTTCCTTGAATTTTACATTTGGACGAACAGTAAGTCCTCCATTTGCGATTGTGTTACCTGTAAGTAAAGCTGCAGAAATGTATTTTCCTGCTGATTCACCTGCATAAGTAGTAGTAATGTTTGTAGTAGTAGCCATTTTTATAATTTTAGTTGTTAAATAACATTTGATGAACTCTTTGTTCTGTTGTCATATTTCTATTTTGGTTTGACATCAAATTCTTTTTGGTTTCTATTGAGTTTTCTGGTGAATGCAAAACTTCTTCTGCTTCTTCAGAAAATTCAATTTCTTCTTGTTTTGATAACTCTTGAGGAACTTCTTTTAAGTCTCCCATTGGCTTATCTTCGATTAAGGCTTTAATCATAGAAAGTAATTCCGTTTTAACTGCTGATAATTCTTCAGGTGTTACGTACATCATTGGTGCTACTTCTGCAACCTCTTTTGATGGTACTGCTACCTCTTCTTCAGCAAGTAATACTTCATTAACTTCCTCTTTAATTTCTTCAGTTACTTCCTCTGTAGATAATTCTACTGACTCTTCAACTGCAATTTCTTCAACTTTTGCCTCTACCTTAGATAGATTTAAAAGCTCTTTCACATTATTAAGGATTTCTGTTGCTTTCATACTTATTGGTTTATATTAATATAACTACTTTTAATACTTACTGTCTTGTTTTAATCATTATAACGCTAATAACCAGAGGGTTAACTTAATAAACCTCTGGCTTGTAGTTTGTTATGGTGTATCTGTTACTAAGTCACTAGATGTAAAATTATATCCAGTTAAATTAGCACTTCCTATGCTGTCAGAAATAGCAGTTACACTTGTCTCAATATTATATAAATGACTTGGAGCAGAAGATAATAAACTCATATCTTGAGTTGAACCTCCGTTATAGATTGCTGCTAAATTAGCACTCTCATTACTATTCCATATAGCCACTTGATTAATCACACCATCAAAATAGTTATTGTACACATTGTTATCTCTACCTATTCTGAATATATTATCACTTGTGTCATTACCATTTAATACTCCACTATACCCATAGTTACTATGAGAACCGTACTGAGTTTTAACTACACCATCAACTGCAATAGAGAACCTACTATAGTAATTAGAAAGGTCAGCTTGATTTACACCTGTTGTTCCACCATCAAAAGTCACCACTAAGTGATTCCAAGCACCTACAGTTAAACAGTTTAAAGCTGCAATAACTATTTTGTTAGTAGTAGTACCGTACTGAAGTGTAAGGTTGTTCCCGCCTGTTTGATGTAAAGTAATAGCACCTTCATTTACTCCACTACCTTTACCGTAGTTGAATAACGTTTGAGTACTTGTGCTTGTACTTGGCTTAAACCACATACTTAAACTCCAGGCATTACCATCTCCATTTGTAGCTCTATCCATAGCATTCATTAAAGTAGGGTTACCTGAAAGATGACTACTCGTTCCATTAAAAGATAAAGACTTTGTATTAGTGAATGAAGCAGCAGATTCAGTAACAGAGATAGTAACTGTAAAATCTACAGTACCACCAATAGCATTACCTGCCTTACAAGTCACTACAATAGTGTCTGCAGCCGTTCCAGCAAATGAAGGAGCAGTACCACTAAGTACTCCACTATTTTGATTCATTGTCATCCAACTTGGAGCATCTACTTCAACAAATTGATTAACGATATTGTCGCTAGATACAACTTGAAAATTTAACACCTGAGCCTCTTCTACTGAAGCTGTTTGGTCTGCTACTACAGGTACGTAATTTGCATTAGGCTGATTACTTTGACTCAATGACTGCTTAGATATTACAGGTATTTGAGCATAAGTTCTGTTAGCTCTTACAGCGTGATACAAATGTACACTAGAACCTACCGTTGGACTCATCTTAGCAGTTGCTACTAACACATCCACATCTTCATCCCATATTGTTAAAGTACCATCATTCTCAAATCTCAATGAGTGCATTCCTTGTATTCTTCCCGAACCTCCACCTTCACGATATTGGTCTAAGTTAGCTGCAAAGAAATATCCACTTGCATTAGTATTCATATTCCAATCATTAGCTCCACCTTGAGTAAAGACTAAAGCTTCATTAGTTTGATATACAAATTGATTTTCTAATTCAATCTCAGCAGTTACAATTCCCGTAGATGCATTAGTATAATTAGTACCAAAGAAATCTCCTTGACCTGCTTTATCAAACATAAACATTATCTTCTCACCAATCTCAATAGATATACCACTCTTTATAACAGTATGGTCTTCAATACCATCAAGTACTCCTGCTTCTGAACTATTAAAATCGTGAACAATATCCCAAAGGTTTACAGAGTCTGATGCTATAAATTGAGGGAATACGAATTGTGCATCACACCCTAATTGTAATTGAAAAGAAGTAGTTACTAAAGCATTATTAGTTCTAGCTATTTCAACCTCAGCTGAACCACTTAAATCCATAAGAACTACGTGACCATTGTTTAAGAATCTAATTGCTAAAGCAGCACCAAAACTAGGTACATATCTACTTCCATTACTATTGGTAGTATTCGTAAGTGTTACATTACTACCATTTCTAAACCCACTTGTATCTCTCCAGAAACCTGTAGACCAATTAACTTGCTGTCTAGAGTTATAAGTACCTGAGTGGTTGTGTGTTGCTCCATCCCAAATACCCAATACAAAGGCTTTGTTATTATTAAAGTTCCATCTAAACTCCGTACCTCTGTCTAAAGTTGTACCAAAGTAGAAAGGAGCTCTTGGTGCTATACCTGCGTTTGAATCACTTATAGTATTGTTTACACCCTCATTAGCTCTATCTCCATAAGAGTAGTACCAATCAGCGCCACTAGCTAAACCTGATGAACCATTAATCATATTTGCTGCATCAATAGTTATTTGAGTTGCATCATCTAAAACCAATACTAAGTTAGTTCCAACTACTGAGCCACTTACTACAGGATTACCTGAACTACTTGAGCCACCTAAAGTAGAAGCATCTATAGTTACCTCAGTCGCATCACTCATTGTTAGCACAATATCATTACCATTAACAACACCGCTAGATACTGTAATATTCTCATCTAATGATAAGTCAGTAACATCTACAGTAACTACTGAAGCATCTGTCATTGTAAGAGTCAAGTCTGAGCCACTTAAAGCTCCTGAAGCTACAAATTTATTTTCATCAACACCTAAAGAAGTTACATCAACAGTGTAAGATACACCATCATTTAACCCTAGTGTCAAATCATTTCCGCTTAAAGTAAAAGAGTTAACAAAAGTGTCAGGAGAAATAAAACCTGAAGTATTGGTAAACACCTCGTTTAACTGAACTACAGCTTGATTAAGTACGGAGTTAACAAAAGAACCATTTATTGATATTCCCGAAACAGGTAAGCTTTCAACTATAATCTTCGCACCGCTTTTAATTTTAATTTGTATCTCAGTTCCATTTGCTGTAGCTTCTAAAGTATTAACTGCGTGAGGTACTAATACATTATCAGCTCCTAAAGATAAATCTTTTAAAAGGATTGTAGAGCCTGTAGCTTCCAATCCGAAATCCATAGCCTTATATTTAAGGTATGGAGATATTAGCTCTAAATCTTTATCTTCAAACAGTCTATTATGTACTATAGCTTGATACCTATAGTTGCCATCAGCTTGAATTGCGTCTCCTTGTCTAACTTGAAACACTCCAAAATCTTCATCTGTGGTTCTGTCTATTTTTCTAATCTCTGCAAAGATAGTTGTGCCTGCTAATATTTCTACAGGATGGTCAAAAAACCACTCAATTGTGTCGTTTGGATAAATAGTTTTATCTGCTCTCGTCATTGCAGCGCCTCTATTTAAAATTTGCTTGTATACTTTCTTACCATTAACTTGCAAAGTATATTCTAAAGATACCCCCATATCAACTTGCTCTGCTGCTACTGTAGTTATACCTAAACCAGCTATATTCACACCGAAATAATTACCACCAGAATAGCCTATTGAAGTTAAAGGGTCTGCAGTACCACCTAAAGGTAAAGAAAACATATCACTATATACTCTACCTGTCGGGGGTATAAAACCACTAGCTCCTTGATTGGCTGTGATGCTTTGGTCTTTTAAACCACCCTTCATAGAGTAGTAGTTTGTATTGGTAGATAAGTTAGTAAAAAAGATGTTCTCAGCTCCTGAACTCATTTTGTGCTGCTCTCCTAAAAATAGTGAGTTAAGAGTAGTTTCAATAGCTCTATCCGCTTCTAGCTTATCTGTAACAGGATTATAGATAAAATGCTTTAAGGTTTGTGACTCTACAGAGCTACCCATTGCTACCCAATCAGCTCCATTCCAAAACTTGTTTACATTTTCATCTGTGTCGTAAACAATAACACTTTCGTGAGGTACAAGTAAGGCTATCTCAGCAGAGGTATGTTTATCGGGTCTAACATTGTATCTGGTATTGTGAATCATAAAATTTGGTTTTAATTATTAATTACTCTAGTAGTGTCTATATTTGTAACGTTACCCTCTTCTGATGTCTTTTCAGAAGCAGTATGTGTTTCCACCCTTTCATTATTTTCGTTAACAATATTAGATATATTACCATTATTCATAGAGCCAATACCTTGTTTCCAGTACTCAGGAGAATTACATTTTTTATTGTTCTTATCACAGTCAATAGAATATGTGTTTTTACATTTACAATATACCGCTCTACCCATTGTATATTTTTTTAATTATTGTTTTTTGTAGCCTTTAGGCTTACTATGTGACCAGCCTTTTTTAGTGTACTTATCGTGTTCCTCTTCATTAGCTACCTCAACACTTTCACCTGTTTTAGTATTGTACATAACGTGAGGATATTCTAATAAATCTACATTCTCATTTAATAACCTCATTATTTCTTCTAATACACTAGAAGCCTGAACCTCCTCAATATATTCACTATTATCGCTAAACATACCTTCAATACTTAATCCTAAGTATTTACCTGCTTTAACATCTTCCCAAACCTCATCATTATCTATCTTCATAGTAACCGCCCAAGCTCCCTTAACTGCGTTTAAGCCATATAAAGCAGTCTTATCTTTCTCAGGGTCTTCTACTATCCAAGACTCTATAACAGATACACCGCTTGTCATTTGGTCATCGTGTTCTAATGTAGTATTGTTTAGTTTAAGACGTTTTAAGTATAGCTCAGAGGCTTTTCTTACGGTTTCCTTAGAGAATATCACATTGTATTCGTAATCTCCCTTACGTCTGTATATTTGCTTATCAGGTACTAAGGCTAAACCTACTATAATTCTTTTCTCAGAATCTACAGTTTTAAAATCTACCTTATGCTTACTTAAAGCAATAAAATTCTCTTCAATGGCAGGAAATTCAACTAAAGATATTGCTTGAATACCATCATCTTCTTTGGCATCGTCAATAAATAACTCTATTATATCTAAATCTTTCATATCTGTTATTTGTATATTATGGTAACTTAATTTGTTTTAAATTGTTTTGTTTTAAGTACCTGCTTTATCTGTAATTATACCATCTAATTGCTGTTGATTAGTTACGTCTCTAGCTACAACATAAGCCTTTAATGGCTTGTCAAAAGTAGCTTGAATAGCGTTTATTAGCAAGTTGTCATCAGACCTACCTACTATATTAAAAGAAGGTTCTGCTCTTTCAGAGCCACCACCACTACCTCCTCCACCTGTAGTGCTTATTGGTGTTTTTGATGCTGAAGATTGAAATTTTTGCCTTGCGATAGTAGCTACTTGAGCTAAACCAAAAGCTATTGTTGGTATTGCTTGAGCCAACCTTGCAAAGAAGCCTCCCTTTGCTTGAGCCATAACTCCAGCAGCAGCAGAAGCTGTATCCATTAATGCATTTGCTATATTAGCTGCTTTATTCATTTTAAACCTCTTTCTCTCTATTATCTCTTGTTTTACTCTTAATTTCTCATCATTTTGTGCAATTTCATTCTGAATTTTTCTTCTTTGCTCTTTAGATAAGTTTTCGTTCAGCAATCTATTATTAAGCTCCGTATTTAAAGAGTTTGTTTTATTTTGCTCAATAATCAACTCTCTATCGTACTCTCCGTTTATAAAATCAGTCATAGAGGATATTGCTTGTTTAGCAGTATCAGCATATTCAGCAAAATTATCAAGCCTAAAGGTAAGATGCTTTTCTTGAGCTGCTTCGGTTGCTTTATCTCTATCAAGTTGAGTTCTACCTAATTCTCCCAGTATTAAATCTGGCTTGTTTTTATCTACAATGGCTTTTAGCCCTGTTATGTAGTTATTGTAAGATATAGTGGATTCTAACTCGTATGTTTCTTGAGCATCTAATGATGTTTTATCAAATATAGCATTTATTTCACTAATTCTTTTTTTATTACCTTTAGCTGAGGCTATTTCAGCTAATCTTTTTTTCTCTAAAGCTTCCTTAAACTCAACAAGCTTCTCGTCCTCACTTAATCTAAAATCTTGAAAACTTTTCTTAAAGCCCTCTAACTCTATAATTGCCTTTGCAGTATTTTTTTCTTCTTCTGTTTTAGCATTTCTAAGCAACTCTTTACCAGAGAACTTCCTAAGCATATCCTCTACCTCAAATAAATCTCCTTCAAATTCTTTTACGTCTAGTAACTTAATGGTGCTTTTTTTACCTCCATCCTTACCAGTAATCTTCTCCATCTCAATCGTTAAGCGTTTGATTATTTCGGTCTGGTTTACCCACGCTTTACTGGTTGTAGAAAGTTGGTCTCTAAACTTTACTGCATTAGATATTTGTAGCTTATACCATTCTACCGAACCCTCAATAACTTCTCTAGGAGGTTCATATAGTTCGTTAATTCGCTCCATTGCTTCTGCTCTGTCGTCTAAAGCCTTTAGTATTTCTTTCTCCTTTTTTAATATATCATTATATGAAGCAGCTCTAAACGCAGCAGAAGTAGAGGTTGCTCCATTTAAAGACAATAAAGCTAATTCTGTTTTATTGATAGATTCAGTTATTTCATCCCTACTTCTTTTTTCTTTCTTTAAAACCCCATCATTTATAGAACTTACCTTAATCAGTTCTTTATCTAACTCTAATTGCTTCTTCTTTTCTTCTAGCAAAGCTCTCAGAGATTCCTCTTGACCGAATAATGTTTTTGAACCGTTTAGTATTGACTTAGAGTATTCCTTGTTACTTGCTATAGCTGTTATTATAGCGTTATTTCTGTCATCAATGCTGGAGTTAACATTATCAGATACGCTAGATAATCCTTCTAATATTTCTATCTCTTTTTTAAGCTCTTCGTTTAAATCTTTAGCAGCATCTTTTGCCTCGCTCATACCTACCTTAAAATAGTCTAATAAAGCAACACCAGCTTGAAAAGCTACTAATATACCAGCAGGGCCGATTAGGTTTTTAAGTAAGCTACCTATAGCTCCTCCAAACCCAACAGTCTTACCTGTTGCTTCATTTGTCTTCTTAGACATAAAGAACAAGTTAGATGCTAATTGCTGAATGTTATTGGCAACACCTCGAATACCATAAGGTGCATCAGAAAACACTCTACCAAGTTCTAAAGTAGCAGCGGTTGAAGCACCAGTATCGCTACTAAGTTGCTTCATTTGTTTAGCTGTCTTATTTGTAGCTTTATCAACCTTACCTGTTGAAGATGCAAGTCTGTTCTCTACTAAAATTCTTTTCTCTTGAATTTTAGACAACTCTCTTTCTGCTTTTTTTATTAGCTCTAACGTAGGCTTATAATCCTTATGAGTTTTATCTAAATTTTTTAGTGAGGCATTTAGCACATTTAGCTTAGATTGTGCATCTCCTTCTAATAACTCAACTTCTAAAATTATCTTTTTATCTGCCATTTGTTAGTCTTTTTCTCTTAGTAATTGTTTTCATTTCCTTAAATGATGAAGGTAATTCGTTTAATCCTTTTGCTATATTAATATCCATATCATCAATTAACCATTCATTATCTCTTAGTAATTCTAAAGTCTCTCTTATCATTATAATTATTTTATTATTTAATTTACCAAGCAGTAGCATCTTTAGCTATTCTTTGCCATACCTGAGTTCCAGCACCTACAAAATTAGCAACACAATAGTAAAGAAAACTATCAGTAAAAACTATATCCCCAGCTTTATCTCCAATGCTCCCAGAAGAGTCTAAGGGTATTAATGTTTTAATTGATGGAAACACCCCATTCCCTA